ATGTCATCCCAAGCAATCGCGCCACCGTTGGTGCCGATAGCTACTGAACCGATGCCAGCAGTGTCGATGATGCCTGATGGCTCATTAGACCCGCCGCCTTCGATGGCAACATCTTCAACTTTTTGTGCAATCGCGTTCAACAGATCGTCACGAACGATTTGCTCAACTGATGGGTCAGACTGGATCATCAGCAGACGTGAAACGTCTGTGAATGCACCAAGTGACTTTGGTGACATTGTGATCTGTGAGAAAACAGCGTTCACTTCAGATGTTGCGCCGTTCTCAGCCACGAAACCGGCAGATACGCCAGTTGCCAACTTTGGAATAGCCACATCGCCACGCAGACCAGTCATAAAGCGTGCGCCAAGTTCGTTGAACACTAAGCGTGCGCGTAGTGCGTCAACAAACTGATCGCCAAGATGATCAGTACCGACCAAGTGGCCACCGGCTGTTGCTGTGCCAACAGTCAAGTCACGCCGACCGCCCCAGAAGCTATCTGGTGCATAGAAACCGCGTGCTTCACGACCAGACCGCTTTGCGATTTCGTCAGAAACTTCAGCTTCCAAACCTTTCAGACCGGAACCATTTACTAGACCGCGAACAGCTTTCATAAATGAATAATCACGCTGTTCTTTAGCTGACATATCAACCGCACCGGCTGACTGCTCTAATGGCTTGCCTTCGCCAATGGCGTCAAGCAATACTGCGCGGAATTGCGCCACTGACAGACCGTCACCAATGGCTTGATCAGCCAAATCGCGGCGGTTGTGCTTAACAGCAAGATTGATGATCTCGCTGGCATTCTTTTGGAAATCACGCTTGGCGGCTTCAGCGGCGGCTTCGCGGATTTCGTTTTGATCAACTTCTGACATTTTAACTGTCTCCTTATCTTTGATCATTGGTTCTACAATTTCAGCACTGCGGTTCACACCGACACCAGCGTCAGCGGGAACAGATACAATGCTGGCTTCATATGGAATCCACGAAGAAATGCCGACCGTCCCGTCAGATCTCTTATCTTCCATTTGACGTATCTGATAGCCAATAGACACATTGGATCTGATACCGTCTTTGACATCATCATACACTTCTCTTGCAAGCGCACTTTTTCCAAAGCGCACAACTGCCCGTAGTCTGCGGTCAGCTTCATCAAGATAAGTGCGTTCGACAACGCCAATCTGCTTTGTCATATCGTGATCTAACAGCAATGGCGCGTGGCCGCTGTTCATCCGTGACAAATCTATTGCTTCGCGGGTGTGCCGTAAAACCTCTAAACCAAAAGAGCGTTCAACAGGTTCTTCAGATGACAGCGACATACGCACGCGCCGGTCATCTTCATCGACCATATCAGCTTCAGCCGCGCGGAAAACTAGTTCGCCACGGTCAAAGCGTTCTTCAATTATTTCAATTTCATCAGTCATTGGTGCATTATCAACCAATTCATCTGATTTTTCAATGTGGTCTGCTTCAGACATTTTCAACCCCTTCATCAACGGTTGGTGGCACTGGTGCTTTTGTGCCAAATGGTTGGAAAGCGGTTTCAATGCCATAACGGTCGGCCAGTTCGCTTTCGCGGTTAATCTGTTCAAATATTTCTTCAGTATCGCGCCCATATTGGCTGTGAACGTCTTGCAAGCTGACGATGCCATTATTCAGCGCAATCACGCTGGCTTGAATTTCTTTTTGCGGGTCAACCCACGCAAAGCCGCGTGGCCGGTATATCACTTGATCAGCAAATAGGTCGTATTTACCCATTGGCAAATTGATACGACCAACTGTGATGGCCATTTCTAGCCAAGCGCGGTAAATCGGGTCAATAAACTGATCGATCATAAACTGCTGGATCATCTTGAAATGGTCACGATCTTCGATGGTGCCTTGCCGGATCGATGAATAGCTAACACCTTCCAGATTGTTTGCCAGTGATACATAGCTGACGCCAAGCCCTGACGCGATCCCACGCAGAATAGCCTTTTCAAATTCATCGAAACTTTCAGTTCCGCTTGATGGATCAAATGCCGTGAATGACATACCTTGCGGCAACTGCGTGAACGTGCCAGGGGATGCGTCCATTATCGGCGCGTTATTGTCGTAATCATCGCCGACAAAGCCGTCACCTTCGGGGCTTGTGAAAAAGCCCATTTTTGACGCGGCCACCCGCGCATTTACAAGCGTGGCTTCTTCGTAACCGTCCAGCATTTTCAGCCGTGACAGTACGTTTGACATCCAAGGCGCGCCGCGTGTTTGACCGGCGCGTTCTTGAATATAGCAATGAATGATTTGATCGGCAGGCACGATCTTATGATGCCGCTTTGTCTTGCTACCATAACCCTGATCGTGATGTGGGTGATCTTCAAACAAATAATAATTCAGCGGCTTGCCGGTGCGCTTATCAAGTTCCACACCCATACGCACTTCATTGCCGTTGCTCAACCGCGCGTCATAACCTTCATCAAGATAGTCAGCTTCCAGAAATTTCAACGAAAAGCCAAATGGGTTGCCAGCGGGGTTCTTGATTTTCTGGATCAACACCTCGCCATCGCGTGCCAACGTTTCCAAAAACAGCCGTTGCGCTTGTGACCACGATATACGGCCATCAACTGTGCAAAAGCCGGTGCGACCCCACTGTTGCCACGCTTGTTCAATGATGCGATTGCCTACGCTATCCAGCGATCCATCATCATTGCGTTTACGCACTTGTATACGCACGCCATTAGGCCCGACCACGTTTGTCGTCATTATCTGCAAATATCGCTTTGCATATGGGTGATTTCGGCTGATTTCGCGGCATCTGTCACGCAGAATACGCAGTGATGGCTTGATTTCGCTGTCGGCTGACCGGCTACTGCTAATGAAATCGCTGAATAATCTGCCGGTATCAGCCCCGTGGTAGGCACGCGCCATCTTGCGTGTCTTTGGTTTTGCTTTGAAAAAATCAAAAACGCCCATTGTTAAAACCTCGCCAAGATGGTTTGACTTGACCGATTGCCGTTCCGCGCATCTTCTGTGCGGCGTTCCTTCACATATTCTTTGCGATAAAAATCACGCGCATTAATTAGATCGTCAAATGACATCTTGGTCAACGACCGGCCATTAATGCTGTAGCTGGCCACGTCAGCATCTGCCTTGCCCTGCAAGATGCTTTCAATCTTGTCGATCATTATTTCAGCGTGCGTGCGCGGGTCAGCCCCATTTACGTCCAAATCTTCAACGGCTGTAAATGTGCCGCGTTCGATGGCAACGCGGTTGCCGGTCGCAGTCTGTGTTGCTTCTAATTGCCAATGATAAAAGCCAGCTACATATGTGGCTGATGTTGCGCTATCTACTTCAAATACATATGTGCCGCCGGTTTCGGTTGCGGCCACTTTGATTTCGGTGCTACCGCCGCCGGAAATGCGTGCGACATATTCCATTGAATAGTCAGCAAGCGGGTAATCATCAACAAGATCGGTGCGTTTCCATAAGAGATAATCACCAATGACGATGATTTCTGGCTGTTGCCCGTCTGGTGCTTGGTCTATATCAAATCTATTTGCCATTATTTACCGCCACGAATTAACAAAGCCGCCCTGTCGCGGTCGGCGTGCAAGTGGATTAGGCTGTTGCGGTTGCGGTTCTGTTTCTGGTTCCGGCGCATTAACTACCCTGTCTGCAACAGCGTTAATATTCAGCGACAAGATGCACAATGCGGCGTATGCGTACACCCTGCAATCAAGTGCTTCATTACGGGTTCTTGTCTTTACAAATTCGCGGCGCGGAAAGCCTTTTTGATATTTTGTGACGATTTTTTCACTATTAGCCAACTGCTGATAGTATTCGTCAGAACGCCCCGCCGGAAAATGACAATAGCCCGCACCTTCCGATTGTATCTTTAATCTCGAAAAAATCAATTCCTTGATCGGAAATGTTCCGACCGTGAATAACTTTATCTTGCCGATGTTGTTTTTTGACGGTCTGCCGACTAACGGTCGCTGTTCACCAGCCATACCCTTGATGGCAAATATGCGTCTGCCTTCGCGCGGTCTGACAAAATTGTAAACGGCTTGCGTATAGTGACCGCCGCTATCAACGCACGCGGCGCGGATACCAAGCTGACGACCGCTTTCAGTCGTATAGCTGGCTTTTAAGATGTTATCGAGATCATTCCACAGATGCGGCGTTGACGGGTCGCCATACAGCGTTTTGTAATCCAGCGACCAGCTCTCTTCATCACGCCCCCAGCCGACCAGCTCTAATTCCAGCCGGTCATCTTGCACGTCAATGCCAGCCGTGATGACAACGATTTCATCCGGTATGCTTGCGCCAAAATCTTCCTCACGATCTTCAAAGCGGATGTCACCGACCGTTTCGCCCTGATCTTCCCACGTTTCAGCCAAAAAGGTGTTCACAAACACCCGCAGCGTATCAGGTGCTTTTTTTGCTATTAGGAAATCACGCACTGCGTCTGCCATCATTGTCCAAGGCGAATAAAGTCCGTTGATGTGAAAACCAGCCACGCCGGTGAAATCAGCAGTGGCCACCCATTCGCCTTTTCGCACTGACCTGTTACGCTTGGCGTCATCCCAGACACTGCCGCACGCTTCGCACGCATAATATGCAGTCTCAGGCTTGTCCTTTTCCCATTTGACGTTTGACCATTTCAGCGTCTGCACTGTGCCGCAATCTTCACACGGCACAAAATACTGCCGCTTGTCGCTTTCTTCATACTGGCTTTCAATCATTGACGCGCCTTTATTGGTCGGCGTGCTGACCATTACCATCTTGCGGTTGTGAAACGTGGCTGACCGTTTTCTGGCCAATAGGATCGGCGACCCCTCAGATCCGGCAGATGGCGGGTAACGGTCGACCTCATCGCACAAAACCACGCGGATCGGCCTTGACGCCAAGCCAGCGGCACTGTTCGACCCGACTAAGCTGATATGACCGCCGGTAAACACCTTATGCGTTGTTGTGTTGTTTGCGTCGCGGCTGCGTGGGTCTTTGACGCTGCCCCGCAATGCCGGTGTGTCACGCAGCATAGGTGCAAGCCGGTCTTTGCTGAATGCCTGTGCCATTTCCAGCGTCGGCT